TCCTTCGAGAGGATCAGTTCCGAGGCGATCAATGATGCCGAGTTCTTCTGTCATGAATTCTTCTAGTTCTTCTGTCATAATTATAGAGTTTATTGATTAAAGGTTGAAAGGTCAAGGTTTATTTACCAACCGCAAGGAGCAATGTTGCGATCAAGAAAAGCAACTGCCTCACGAACCGAGCAACGCATATCATCACAAATGTCAGCAAGTCTTTGGTCGCGAACGCTATTGCGAGAAACAAAAGTTTTCTTTTGAAAGCGTGGATCTTTTTTGGTGAGTGCTAATGCTTTTGCTTCAGCAAACAAACTCCAATCAAGTTGACCTTCTTTACAAAGGTTAAAGATTGCTTGCTTGCGAGACACACCAATTGATGCCATGGAGTCACAAACAACTTCCTCAGTAGAAAAGTACAAGTGAGCAGATACTTGATTGTCGTTAGCTTTTAGGAATATAATGTCTTTGATTTTCATAATTTTAATTTGGTTAATTGTTAAAGTCTTATCTTATCTTATATATACAATCTAAACACATAATCCGCAAAAGTCAAATTTATTTGCAATTATCTCACTATCATAAACAACTATCAATCAAGCACTTACATAAAGCCGCGAAAAAAACTTTAATTTATTTGCGATTATTTTTATTTTGTTGCAAGTCACTGATATTCAACGAGTTACGCAAACCGGCCCTAGGAATTTTTGCGCAAGTTGCTGATATGCAACAACTTATGCAATCTTTTAAAGTGGTGGGCTAAGGTGGATTTGAACCACCGACCGCCGCGTTATCAACGCGGTGCTCTACCGCTGAGCTATTAGCCCGCAAAGATCAATGCTGATTTACAACATTAAAGCGAGCAGAATTTAACTTTTCATCTTTTATTATTGCATTAAGATACGCAAGGCTAGATGCCGTTCTAACTCTAGGATATTCAGTTCCTGTATCAAAGATCTTGACACACCAATAGGTTGACCATTTTTTTATTCTAACTTCAATTTTATTCATAATTTTATTATAGGGTTAAGGATTAAAAGTACAAGCTTTATTTTACAAGTTCAAGTATTTCTTCGCAAGCTTCGACACAGCCTGATTCCCACCATAACTGAGGATCTTGTATTTCAGAAACAACTTTTTCAGATGACAATTCAGAAGGTAAAGAAACAACTTCACCAAGTCCAAGTTTGCCACCGAAGGATTCTGCTAAGTTGTCGCAGGCACGATCGTTGCAACCTTCATCAGCATCGGCAAGTATTGAAAAGAGAGCTTGTATTTTATTTTGTGATAATTTCATAATTTTTATTTTGTTAATTGTTAAAGTGTCTTACTTAATCTTATATATACAAAGTACTACCAAAACGCCCTCAAGTCAAGCCGATAGCAAAAAAACTCTGTGTCATAAGCTATTGATTATCATGTACTTATGTAAACACGCGAAAAAAAGTTTGTTTATTTTAAGAAAGATTTGAGGTTTGTTGTAAGTCGCTGTATACCAACGAGTTACGCAAAACGCGCGTAGGCGGTTTGCCCTAAGTTGTTGATGCTTAAGGCTTTACGCCATTACCCGAACGCTGGACCTTGCTCGACTGCGAACCAATCGGATGGGTCAACTATGTTGCCGTTTAGCATAGGTTCGAAGTTCTTCTGATGAAAGCCCAATCCTGTTATTCCATTGACTCTTTCTCTTGTTGTTGGCGTGTTCCAACCTGCGAGGCTACCAAGCACAAGCCCGTCCTCAGTGCGTTGCACTATCTTATTGCCATGCAACCAAACAGCGTTGCCGTCTGTCATGGTGTTGCCAACCGACTTGGCTTGGCGTTGTTCGAATGCTTGTTTAATTTGTTGTGTTACTTTTCTCATGATGTATTTAGTCTAAAGATTTAGCGTGGCAAGTCAAACCTTTTCTTCTAGTTTCTTTTGCTTTGTTATTACTTCTGCCCAATGCTTGCGTGCTTGTTGTACCGCGTGCAATGCTTCAAGTACTGACTCGCCTTGCGTAAAGGTTGCAAGTTCAGCCTGTGCAAGAAACTTTAGGTTACCTTCTACCTTGCTAAGTGCAAGGCTTAGGTCTAGTTCGGGAAAGTTATTTACTTCAGTTGTCATATCAATTGTAGTTGTATTTTTCACAATCAGCATAAGCGTGATCGTAATTCATTTCGCCTGTTGGCTCAGGCAATTCGTTTATGTTCAAGATGTTGCCAAGCTTGCGTTCAAGTGTCACATACTCGCCATCAATAGCAGAACCGCAAGCAGGTTCAAAAACTTCTTTCGTTCCTTCTTTGATGAGATGCCAAGCATGGGAAGCAAGCGTTTGTTTATTTACTTCGCCTGTCATGGTAGTAAACTCTTGTTTGTTTGAGTGAAGATCTCCGTTGCGATAGGTTAAAACTTCGAAGGAAACTGCGTATCTTTTATTCTTAATCATGTACTTAATCTATTGAATTTTTTCGTAAAAGTCAAACTTTATTTTAGTTTTTTTTCGATACATCTTCAAAGAGATCAATGCTCTTTGATGTCATGCATTTGTAAGCAAGAAAGAATACGAAGCTAAAGTTGATGATGAATAGTATTTCTAAGAACATGATATTTTTTGTGTTATTATTTGTTATTGTCTATACATATGAGAATGACAGAATCACAACGAAAGTCAACCCCTAAGACAAAAAAAGTAAAAAAACTTTACGGCTTTTCCCCATAGTGACCCTACCCATTAAATGGATCAATTTTTCGATCGAATTGTGCCATAGCAGTGGGGGGTGCCTTTTTTCAATATGAAATTCACATTATATAATTTACTACATATGCTCGATCCAAAAAAAATCGGCGGCTCTTTTTAAAATAACCTATTTATAATTATATAAAGGTAAGGCCGCCTAAAAAAAAACCTTAAAAAAAGTGTACAATATCATACAATAATATATATCATGCCTCGACGCAAGAAAAAACAAGAAATCGTGAATGAAGACGAAATTGAAAAAATTCGTAAATCATTAACCAAGACAAATATCAAGTTAAAGAAAATAAATTTAACCGATAAACAAAAGCATTTATTAAAAATTATCTTCGATAATGACAGCAAGATAGTATTTATAAGTGGTCCTGCGGGAACAAGTAAAACATATGTAGCAATATACGGAGCTCTACAGCTTTACAATATGAACAATGAGCGCGGCATCACCTATGTGCGCACAATCGCAGAGAGTGGCGAGAAGAGCCTTGGCGCGCTTCCTGGGGAAATGGCCGAAAAAATCAATCCTTACATGATGCCAATGAATGAAAAGTTGGACGAGCTTTTGATTCCTGGTCAAGCCAGCACATTAAAAGAAAAAGAAATTGTAAAGGGTATGCCCATCAATTATCTGCGCGGTGCAAGTTGGCGTGACGAAGTTGTAATCGCCGACGAAAGTCAAAATTTTACATTCAAAGAATTGACCACATTGATGACTCGTTTGGGCGAGGGCAGCAAATTGATCATTTGTGGCGATCCTATGCAAAGCGACATTAATGGCAAAAGTGGATTTGCGGACATGTATCGTATTTTCGATGATCAAGAAAGCAAAGAAAAAGGAATACATACATTTCATTTCGGAGCAGAAGACATACTCAGAAGTAAAATATTAAAATTTGTAATAGAAAAAATACAAAAAAAATAGTGTAATATTGTTGCATGGCCGAAGTATCAAAATTACCTGGCGACGGTGAGTCCGTTGGAGTCAACCAAATTCGCAATAAAATCAATGAAATAATTGATGAAGGAGTTGGAGGTGGAGGTGGTTCGGTTATTGATGTTGGAGATGTTGGGGAGTTTAGTAGTAATTTGACCAACGAGCTGATTGTTTCTCCTCCGGTAGGCTCAAATTATAATCAAACGCTCAGAAATGCGCATCCCACTTATATTCCCAATGGAGCCACCGAAAAGCTGACAGATTTTCCAGTTCATAATCGACGAATAACAGATGATACTTGTGTTGGCATGTTTGCTATTTTAGTGAATGGCAAATTATACATCAGTACAGGAAACGCTGGACAGCATATAAACGTAGAAATGTTTGCTTCTGGGCTCAATAGTTCTGCGCGACCAGGTTTAGAGAATATGAGAGAATTCCATATGGGTGGATATTATCAAGACAAGCCTGATGTTTCAGTTCTTGATTTTCATTTGAGCATTACTTTCTGTGCAGTTTTAATGAGTGATGGTATACTGTGGGGATGGGGTAGACAAAATCAGGGGCAACTGGCTCAAGGAAATACTACAAATTATAATAGTCCAGTTATAATTGATACGGATGTCACTCGAATGTGGGGTCCTCGGGGAGTCAAGCAATATCAAGCAGGTTGGAATGATTACGACGGTCTTTACTGGAAAACCTCTAAAGATCCTTATCATACATTAAGATGCGCAGGTTACAATGGACAAGGTCAACTTGGTGATGGCACAACCATAACTACAGGTACCGCCAAACCATATGTTCTTCTAACATATAGTCATTTGCATGATTTTACTAGTTATCGAATAAAACAAGTTTACAATTATAGTGGTGTTTATGGTTTCATTTTTATTGTATTGCAGCATTCGACTGACCTTCGCGTTCAACAAGTTGTTGCTTGTGGATACAATGGATATGGAAACTTGGGTTTTGACCGTTATGATTCTCATACTACTTTTGGACCCAGTAAATGTGCGGCCAACAGCGGTTTTTCAGAAATTCATCCATCAGATACGGTCAATGTTTCTCGATTGGTATGGTGTAAAGATGTTCGAAATCATCCTAGTTGGACTCCAACTTGGCAATGCTATTACGACAGTTGCGCAATCGAAATCTTAGGTTTTTACGGAGGTTTTCATCACGGAGCAGTTGCTGCTACCAGCTCTATCCACCCATGGGCCGCTTGCTGGAGTCGTGTTTGGACTGGTTACGGACAGGTGCAAGGAGATTTTTTGCGAACTGCAGGAAGCAACAATTACGGTATGCTTGGCGCATTGGACCCAGGATTTGGAGGAACCTCTGTTAAAAATTCAAGTTATAAAACCTATAAATATATTAGCCATAAAAGCGGAGGTTATACATGGGATGAAGCTCTAGCAGATGCACCAAATCAATTAACTGGAGCAAAATTAGCTGCCCCCATGACTCGAGCAGACTGGAATCGTTTAAGCGTTAATGTGGTAGAGAATTTTTCTAAACCCGGCGCTGCAGATTTACATCATGGATGGTTGGCTTTAAAAGATGAAGAAGGTGAAGGTTGGTGGAAAAATCATCACACCAATAAACAATCTAATAGGCTCTTTATTCCATGGAGTCGCCCTCAAGCTGATGATTCTGGAACCTCTCGATATCTTCAAGGTCAAGCAGAATATATATATTACAATCCAGACTCAATACCAGTTCGCTCAGAAGACTTTACAGAATCTAGATTTACTGGATCCGGAGAAACTGATGGGATGATAGCAGCAAATTATCTTAATAATAGTGGCAATAATGCTGGACGAGGCATTCATGATATGATTTCCATAGGAAGAGCAGAAACAACTACTAATAATTATACTTTTTTTGCGGAAACCTATTCTACGAGCACAACCAATCCAGTTTTTAAGACTAGAGTCTGGAGATCTACGTCAACCACAACGAACCCTAGTTTTACAAGTAACGTTGACATCAATAAATTTAGCGTCAGTGATATTCACCCAATGTGCACTTCGAATACAGGGTTTAAATTGCATTACGTTAATCCATATGTTGGTAAATTTGTTCATTTGGATGATATCGGAGATCTTGTTTATATTAGTTGGCACCACGATAACAACCAGTTGATTTGTGCAAGAACTGCTGACTTAGGCGGCACATGGAGATATAACTATAGTGATATCGAAGGAGCGTGGGGACAAAGAACAAGCGATGCTGGTTATTATGTTTCTAATCCAGGCGAGCACACTGATGGAGGAGTTACTTCTGCTGTATATTTAGGCCAAGGAGTTATTGTTGCTGCTTTTGGAGGAGCGTATCCAAATTCTGGTCGAGGACTTGCAGAATCAAATAATAGTCAAGCTTTATTGGTTAGAAGTTTTGATTATGGTAGAAATTGGCATTTAATAGGTGACGGAGATTTAGATTTTACATTTTCTAATTTAACTTCTGAAGCTGATTATGCTTCTCATTTTAATGTCGGAAGATATTATGATGTTCTAAGTAATAAATTTAGACTCATATGTTTTGCAGGTAGCGGAGGAACAACTGGTCAAGGTTATTATAATAAAGATCCATATGGATGGACTTTTGCTACTGGTGCATTTGCGCTTGCATACAGTGATGATTTTGGAGACACTTGGAATTGGTGTCAAATAGACGGTGCAGAGATTAATTATGACTTAACAGATGAAACTGCATGGCCTGATAAACTTAATTTTCGCGGAGATTCGCTGCATTTCTGTATGCAACAATCTAAAGTATATATTGTTCGTACTCATTTTGAAAAAGCCTTAGAAACAAATAATTATGGTGAAACTCGTGAAAACTGGGGAGAAATAAATAATGCTTGGACCTATATCAGTTCTGACGGAGGTAGAACTTTTGCATCAACCATGCCCGGGTACTTAACTAATTTGCACAATGGAGACTCTGACTCCGGAATTGTTACTGAAAATGGAGTTTATAACAAAGGAGGTGGTGATCTAAACAAAACTGGAAGGCCTGTAGAAACACTCTTGCTAGGAAAAGCATATAGAAATATTATGAAATTAGAGCCTTATGGTACTGATGGAGTAATGGCGTTTTGGCAAAGAAATGGTGATCAAGAATATCAAGCTCCAGGTTATGGAGACAGTTCTACTTTTGATAATAATACTGTCGAAGTTGCAAATTATAAAAGTATGCCAATAGCAGGTGGAGATGGAATTTTTGAAGATTGGCTACTTCAAGATTCAAATCTTGCAAATCTAGAAACGTTTAGTAACAAGTGGAACACAACTCCCAAAATAAAAGATTTTATAGGGCATGCAACTTCATACAGCATGAGCGATAATGGCCAACGCATGATTCTTGGGTTTGAAGATTCAATAATTCCTTCTATTCATCGTGATCCTTACACGTTCACTAATTACGAAGGTAGAATGCCTGCTGGCGTAGCAATTATACTACAAAAAAATACAAGCGGTGGCTGGACTGTTATGCCTACCAGGGTGCCAAATTATCACACCGATGGAATTTCAACTGGAACAAATAGATATTGCTTGTATGCAAATCTAGAAGAATATAAAACGTTCATTGGCGACTTGGCAAGCGCATACGGAGAGTTTAATTATTATTATCGTTTTGGTTTTGATGTAAGCATGAGTGGAGATGGAAATACAGTTGCAATAAGCGCTCCTGGGCATGGCCTAGAGGATGGTCCCAAAGGAACTATATATACATATCGATGGAATGGAAGCAGATGGGTTGGCAATAGAACAAATTCTATGAACTCCCACTATATAGGACAACAGGTTAAATTAAATTATGATGGTACTAGATTAGTTTCTTCTGTATGTGGACGTGCTAATGCTTCTGAATTTAGCCTTTTCAGCAACGAAAATTACCAGGCCGCACAGGTCTGTATTGCAGATACAAATTTTTGGGAATGGAAACAGGAAGCTAATATCGGTATTGATTATGACAATTGGGGAAACACATCAATATCAACATCTCATGATAGTGATACCCCTCAAAAAATGCAATATATTGCAGTAGGCGGTTTTCCTACGGAATTTTCCTGGAATGCTGGACATGTATCACAAGGTCCAGTAATTTACACTGGAGGATGGAAGCATATTTATGAATTTTTTAACGAACCTTATACTGCTTTGGACTATGATGGTGAAGGTGATGCCATAACTATTTTGAAATCGTGGACAGTATCAGAGTATACCGCAAAAGATTTTAATCAATATGGCGGAGAAACTCATCGAGCCCCAATGAACTTTGTACCTCCCGGTTGGACAGAGCAATCTCTTTATGATTTCGCTCAAGAGTTTATGGCTGATGCCAGCCATCCAGACACAGGAGAGATTCAAAGTATCGACTTTATCCACTTGAACACTACCAGATATCATGGTTTCATACGGGATAGAATGAATTTTGCTGTCAACAGCTATAATGGTAAAATCTATGATTATACTTGGGAGGGTATGCCCCCGACTACCAGTGGAAACAACAATGTACTCGAAACTAGATTTGGATCGTTTCTAGAATTAAATAGCACTGGAGATGTTATGTTGGTTGGAGCTCCTTTATATCGAGTGATAAACGGAGATACTCCATCTAGATTGATTACTTCAACAAATTTAAACAAAAGACTTGGAGCAGTTTATATGTTTAAATGGGATTCTCAATGGGGCAGAGAGGATGTCGAAATATTCTATGAAAGTTCTTATGGTACGTATAGAAGCACCAGCCCGATGATAGGTAATTGGGTTAATGTCATGGGCGATAGTGGTCCATTGTATGTTGGAGATGATCTAGCAGGAGCATATGCAGGCAATAATTTTGGCAATCGGGATATACCTTCTTGGATGGGAGTATGGGATGATCAAAATTCAATGGGAAATCCTCCTCTTGATAAAAGTGAAAATTACTATAAACGAACTCCTGGTTGGAGGAAAACTTTTCAATTTAGTAATAATGGTCAAAAAATTAGTATCATTGACGGTCACGCCAAAAAGGTTCAAATATTTACATACGATCACAACACCAACACTGTAACAAAAAAAGGAGCAATAAATGTTGCTAGTGCGTCAGGCGGAGCTTCAGAGCCTAATGGAATGGGAATCGATTTGAAATATGGTATACTTGAGCCAAATGGACAGTTTATGCATACAAGTTTATATGCTACGCGTGAAGGTACAACAGATTATACTGCGGCAACATTCGATACAAATCTTGCTGAGTTCGCCGAACCTTGGCAACCAGAGCATAGAATGACATTGATTGCAGATATTATGACTCCCGAAAATGTGCGAAACGCAGGTAATGTAGTAGATTATTTTATAAATCCGTATCATTATAGTTGGGCAACAAATAGCACATATAAGAGTATTTTTAACCAAGGTTCTTATTTGGTTGGTGCAGAATTGGCAAATGGAGATGTAAATTTTATTCAAGGTGGGTACGGAAATCTAAATTACGGATATGCCATACCAATACAAGCAAAAAAATTCGATCCAACATGGATAGGTTTTGGTGAAGGAGAACAACATATGCATGTTATGGCTGGAGCTTTTATTGGTTACGATGGATGGAGAGATCTTGCATCAGGAAAAGCGTCGAGTGATCATTACATATTTAATGCTGGGGGAGCAATGTATCCACTTGCAAATGATATCGGAGGCCCATCAACCACAAGTTATTGGGGGGATTATAATGGAAGCACTAGATATTTTGGTTATTGGATAGAAAAAGAAATAAATATAGACAATGTTAATGGAACATTATATCTTGCTCGAGATGGTGCAGACGGAAAACCTTGTGTTGATGTTGCTATTCCAGAGATCAATAGATTTACATCTCCAACTGTATCTTCCGAATATACCAATCTCGTTGATGATCCAGTGACTCAAATACGAGACATAAGAGTTCATGCTAGTGGACCAGGAGGATTGATTATAACTTTAAGTAATGGAAAAGTTTGGACTACTGGCTACAATGGACTTTCTCAAAGAGGAAATTGGAGTTATACCAATGAACATGACGATACTACAAATTTAGACTATCCAACCATGATTCCTCATCCAAACAAAGTAGATGCATCACTAACCTGGGATAAATGCATGTTGGCTATTGCTCCTTATGGAACTAATGACCATTATACAAGTATATTGATGCGAGATAGTGAAAATAAAATGTGGGGCTGGGGATACAATTCTCACGGAGAATTAGGGCTTGGGCACGATTCTGCTCAAGTTAAATACCCTGAGCAAACTGTGCTTCCTGAAGGTGTTTTTCCAAGTGTTATGGGTCAAATGAGCACAACCAGTAATGGACCAGCAAGTATTATGATTACAACTGAGGGAAAGATGTATGCAGCTGGATACAATGGTCACAATAGTATTGCAGAAGGAGAAGGGGGTCAAAGTGAGTATAATATATTCATACCAATCAAAAACCCATTATCATAAAATGGATCAATATATAAAAATTAATTCAGACAATAGTGTTAAATTATTAGGCAAGAAATTGTTTAATAACACTGTTCAATATGATGTTTTGTATACTGGATATATTCCGAATGGAGATTTTTTAATTTGGAATAATGAAAATAATACAATCGAAGAAGATTCTGAGAAACGAAAGTCTATAGAATTGCTTAATATCAGAACTGCTCGAGATCAATTGCTTCAAGATACAGATTGGGTGGTTATAAAATCTCTAGAAAGCGGAGATATTGATCCAGAATGGATCGAGTATCGACAAAAGCTTAGAGATTTACCTTCCCAATATAGTTTAACAGGTTTAATAGATTTGCCAACGCCCCCAATAAGCGGTTTAAACGATTCAATAAACTCTCGAGACCTGCAACCTTATACTATAAAAATTATACAATCCGATACCGAAGAAAATCACAGCGACAATCAGTACATTAGAGAATTTTATGAGTTAGATGAAGATTATATATCGGCAGTTTTACCTTCTGAATCTGGAATTCTTGAAACAAGCGAAGATGAATTTGACTATTCTCCCAGTGGTATTACTGGTAGTGGTATTACTAAGTATATTGCAAACTCAGAATTGAATAACTGGTAGTGATCTGATTCGTTCAGACAAAAAACCCGGATATAGCATAAGAACTACTCCGGGTTTTAATATAATAACAGACTGCATCGCCCGTCATAACCTAAACGAAATTATTAGTTTATTGAGACAGGTTCGTTGCTGACCTCATTTACTGCTTTTTGAGTAGTTTCTTGAGTTTGTTCGTATTGTTTCTTTGCAGTATCAAGCAATTCTTGAACTTCCTCGTCTTTCATTGAGGAAACTTGATTAACAGCTTGTTCCATAGCTTTGTTCTGCGTTAATTGAATCAATGCGTTGAGCGATACCTGTGCCAGAGCTTCTGCAAGGTTTGTTCTAGATAACAATTGATTTGCTAAAAGAATTTGTGCGTCTTTACGTTCAGGCGATACTGTTTGTTCTGGTGTGTCATTTTCGTTTGTCATACAGTATTATATTATAGAAAATAAAAAATTAAAGTGCAACAAATATAAATGACTCAAAATTTAATAAACATTCAAGATTTGCAGTCATCTACTAGATTATTTATTTCTACATGCGCAGCAATGTAATTTATGTGTTTTTTTTACTTTTTATACGTTTTATTTCTTCTGGTAGAATCTTAACCACTTTATCGGTTTGATTTTCCATCATTAACTCGGCAGGCGTGGCGCCGTTCAATCTTGCATTTTCTGTTTTCAACCATGATGTTGATTGATAAGAATTTAAATTTTTACTCAGTGTTTCAAGTATCGATCTTTGTGACATATTTTATATTACACATTTTTTTCTGTTTTTAAATGCGTGTATACATTAGTATGGGTCCAATATTAAATACAATCATAGGGGCTGCAATAAAATTAGGTTGCAATTTATTGAATGCTTGGTTAGAACAAAAACGTCAAGATCAACTGGCGCTTGCTGCGCGAGATGATAAAATGCTTGAAGCATTGATAAAAGGTCAAGCACAAAATGCAAGTGACCCATTTGTAAAAGTTTCTCGCAGAATATTGTTTATGAGTATCACCTTTACTATGTGCTTTCTTATGATTTATTATGCTTTTAATCCAGATATACAATACAGTGTGATTGTACCCAAGGGGGATGGAGTAAAATTAGGATTTTTTAGTTGGATATTTGGGGGTAAAGACTGGGAAATGGTGACCATGACAGGAGGGTTAATGCTTGCATCTTTTATGGATCTATGTTTTATGGTTGTAGGATTTTACGCAATCCCAAGTAAAAGAAGATGAGAATTTTGTTAATTAGTTGCTTAATTTTGTTTGGTTGCGTGAATAAAAATATAAATAAACAAATTGAAATAAATAAAAACCCCGAATCAGAAGTGGTTCTAGTAGACGGTTTGAAAGAATCGCAAAAGCATGATATTGAAACTCCTGTAAAATATTTTTTATATATAATTGGAGCAATAATGCTTTTGAATCTCTCTTTAATATTTTTTAAAAATGAATAGTGGATTAGATATAATCAGCGTGTTAACTGGTGTTGTGTCTTGCGCAGCAGCTGTAATTGGCGTTTGGCTTAAGTTAAAGTTTGACGAGAAAAAAAGTAAGCAATTGAATTACGATCCTAATTTACATGGAAGTGTGATTTCTGCGCTAGAATTTACAAAAAGCGAGACAGAAGCAGACAGAGTGTATGTTATGGAATTTCATAATGGAGAAAATTATTTCTCTGGAAAAAGTCAACAAAAATTAAGTTGCACGTATGAAGTGGTAAGCGAAGGAATTTCCTGCGAATATGCTTCTCTGCAAAATATAAGAGTATCAAATATGCATTCTATGGTAAAATATATAGCCATGGAAAAACCGTTTGTTTGTGAAGATGTAGAAAAATATGGAAACGACATTTCTTTCAAATCTTTCTTGCAGGAAAAAGGTGTGCAGAGTTTATTTGCCCAACCAGTTAAAAGTTTAAATGGTAAAATACTGGGTGTAATTATTATTGAATACGTAAAAGAAAAAAGAGCTTGGGGAGTTAATGCGCAAGAATTTATGGAAAAACAAAGCAGGGTTATAAGTGGTTATTTGATTTAATTATAATTTAAGCTATAATATAAATATATTATGGCTTTCTCATACTGTCCACATTGTGGTTATAAAAACATGTATTCTCTTCAATCCCCTAAATTCTGTGGTGGATGTGGAGAAGATATAAAAATATTATCTGCGGCTAAAACGAATTCGACAAATATTGCTTCGTCGAAACCTGTGCGAAAAATATCCAATCGTTCGCGCTCTATAGAAGATTTTGACGATGATCCAGATGGTACAGAAATTTATGAAGTGCCGAATATAACAAAACTATCTTACAGTATAGAGCGAGATAGCAACACATTTAAATTAAAAGATGTATTCCCTGAAAGCATGATAAAAGAAATTGAAAACGAAAGTAAATCTTCACCCTCTCAAAAGAAGCCTAAAAAACGTGGAAGACCAAAAAAATCCTGAATTCACTTACGAGGACAAATCGGATGAGATTAATATTGAGATAAAAAAACGAAGAGGTAAATGGTTTTTAGATTCTTTAGCTTGGTTTGATTTTGAAGATGTTGAGCAAATAATTAAGGCTCATATTCATAAAAAATGGCATCAATGGGACCAAAGAAGATCCCTGAAGCCATGGATGAATAAAATCATTACCAACCAAATGAAAAATATATTGCGAAACAATTATAGTAATTTTGTTAGACCGTGCCTAAATTGCCCTTTTAATCAATCTTGCGCCGCTAAAGATGGTGGAGAAGCTTCTCTGTGCGGTTTCACTAAAAGCGGATTACAAGACTCTTCTTGCCCGCTGTACGCTAAGTGGGAGAGAACAAAAAAACCTGCATATGGAATCAAGATGGCTCTAGCTCTCGAGAATCACTCTCATGAAGTTGGAGCAATGCAGGATCATAGTTTCGACATTATAGATTCTCAAAATAAGCTAAATTCTCACATGGAAAAACAATTATCTTCGAAACAATTTGCTGTTTACGATCTTTTATTTATACAAAATTTAGACGAAGAAGAAGTTGCTAAAAAAATGGGGTACAAGACAACAGAAAAAGGTCGCAAAGCTGGATATAAACAAATCAAGAATTTAAAGAAAATGTTCAAAATAAAAGCTCAAGAAATATTAGAAACAGAAGATATTATAGCTGTTAGAAAGCCAACTTTATGGACCTAACAGAAGATCAAAAAAATATTATTAGAGAAAACTCTAAAAATATCTCAGATCTATCTGAGCTCACTGCTCTTGTATTTCCTGAAGCGGAAAGTGTAGATGGAAGAACAAAAGAAGGTAGAGCTGTTAGGGAGTTTATGTTGAGAAATAAAATTGATTATGAAACTAAGCATGTATACCCAAGAGAAGATATAATCTTATCTGATGAGCAAGAATCATTTATTGACGAATCTATTGGTCAGGGTATGACATGCATGCAAGTTGCTTCTATTCTTTTTCCAGATCAAAGATTGGTTCACTCCAGCAAGGAGTACATGACTGTTTATAACTATGTTGATGAAAATGAATCAATCAAAACCCCTGCCTCTGAAAGCGCAATAAACAAACGTTATTTTCCACCAAAGGCTGCAAGTAAAATCGTTAAAAAAATAAATGATTTTGCACAAACAAATATCAATGAAGACAAGTTGAGCATGTCTGAAAAAAGGGGTGTTGAGTCGCTTGGCGGCTTTCTTGCGTCTCCACGATTTATCCAGGTCATCAATACTTACGATAATCAAGCTGACAGAGACTTGTTCGAGGCAGAATTTGTTCGCGCAACCTGGGATAAACCAGATTTAACAAGTGACGAAATTAATTTATATATCAATGTTTGTCTGGATTATATTCATTTAAAGAATGTTCAAAGCGCAATCAACAAATTAAATAGAATGTTCGATGAGGCAGAAGATCAGCAAGATCTAACTGTTCGCTTGGCAGAACTATTAAAAACAAAAAGTGAAGAATATAATCAATGCGAAAAGCGCATGGAGTCTCTGATCCAAAAATTGCAAGGAGATCGCTCAAAAAGAATCAACAGTAAGCAACAACAAAACGCAAGCATACTAGCATTAGTTCAATTATTTCAAGAAGAAGAAGAGCGTGCTGTAATGCTTAAAATTGCAGAGTTGCAAAAACAAGCCGCACGTGAAGAAGCAGATCATCTAGAATCAATGCCCGATTGGAAAGCAAGGGTACTGGGAATATCAAAAGAAGATGTCATCTGAAAATAAAGTTTTATATGGTAAATATTTTACTGCAAAAGATTCTGAATCTTCTGAATCTAAATTTTATGGAAAAAACGCTTTAGGGTTTGGTTGGCGACCTGGACAACCTGATTTTACTTTAGTCATAGATTCTTGCACGATTGATGGAGGCGGAGTAGCAGAAGCTTTAAAGTTATCATTTTGCAAAAATGTTTCCGTAAAGAATACTCAAGTGTTTGGCGGTTATGAAGATTGTGTCGATATAGTAAGAGGTGAAAATATATCTTTTGAAAACTGCACATTCTTTGCTGGTCCTAAAACTAAACAACATATAACATGCAAAGGTGGAGCCAAGAATATTATATTTAAAAATTGTAAATTTATAGGTTCGTTTAGAAATTGGTGGGATGGAGCATGCATTGATCTAGGAAACTGGACTGATTATGATGATGTTGATCGCCCTATGGTAAGAAATGTGCAGATCACAAATTGCGATATAAAACATACAAATTGTAAAGTATTATATCGAAGATTATATTCTGAAACCCCTCTAGTCTCCAATAGCCAAGGTTTCGGTTTAAACATTCCTCGTATATTTGTAAAATCTTTTTGGTGGCTTCAAAGAAAAGCTGCCATTGGAACTCGTAGAAAATTTGAAGAAGATCAACTAAAAGTATACGATTTTGAATTATGAATTGTTGTAAAATATGTTGTCAGGAATTTGAGGAGGAAAAGAAATTGCATATGCATCTTCGCTCTCACAAAATCACTCTTGCCGAATACTATACAAGGTACTATCCCCGAGAAAATTTATTAACGGGAGAACCTTTACCTTTTAAAAATAAAGAACAATATTTTGATAGAGATTTTGCAAATAGAAATGAATTATTAAAGTGGTGCTCGACTACAAACGACAGTAAAGTTAAGGCTTATATTTTAGAGCTTTTAAAAAAGCGAATACAAAGAAAAAAAATATCTTTTGGTCCGTCTCATTTAGAACTCAAAACTGCTGATATGCCCACTGTAGATTTATATCAAAAGCATTATGGATCTTATAGCAAAGCTTGTGAGTTAGCTGGAGTTAAGCCTTTATTTAAATGCAAACTTCCCGAAGAATGGAATAACCCAGTCCCTAGTGATGCAAAAATATTTATCGATACCCGCGAACAACAACCCTTACAGTTTCAAAACTCAGAATCATTAAAATTAGATTTTGGAGATTATGCAGTCGGTAAAGATTATTACGATTATACATATGTCGATCGAAAAAGTGAAACCGATTTTAAATCAACATTAAGTAAAAATAATCTTGACCGATTCAGGGCAGAACTTCAAAGAGCAAAAGATTTCGATAGTTATTTATTTGTCGTAACAGAAACAGATATGAGTACTATGGAAAAGCGTAATAGATGGTCTCCACACACATCTAATATGAAATACATTTATCACAACATGCGAGTATTGGCTCACGATTTTGCTGGAAATTGTCAATTCGTTTTTACTGGCAGTAGAGAGCAGTCAGAAAACTTAATTCCAAAAATTTTAACATTAGGTAAGAAATTATGGAATGTTGATTTACAATATTACATAAGCAATCAATTAATATAATGGCGTGGGAAACAGGAAATCAACTTTCGCGCAGAGGCGATGAAGACTTTAATAAAAAACTTGGAGAGATCAAGGGTTTTATTGAAGAGAAAGAAGCAAAACTATTGCTCTATAAATTTTTAAGAGAAAACATTACATTCACTGCTGACTTGGTTAGCGGTGTGCAATTGTTTCCGTTTCAACATATGGCTATCAAGGCAATGTTCGAGACTGACTACTTTATGGGTGTTTGGAGTCGCGGGATGAGTAAATCATTTACCACTGCGATTTATGCGTATCTCGATGCTCTAATGAATCAAGGTGTTGAAATTGGTATACTTTCTAAATCATTTCGTCAGGCAAAAATGATCTTCAAAAAAATAGAAGATATTGCCAGTAAGCCAGGTGCAGCATATCTTGCTCAATGTATAACTCACAAATCAAAAAGTAATGACGAATGGTTACTTGAAATTGGTAGTAGTAGAATCCGAGCGTTACCACTTGGTGATGGTGAAAAACTTCGTGGTTTTCGTTTTCACAGAATTATTATTGATGAGTTTGCACTCATGCCAGAACGTATTTATAATGAGGTTATTATACCATTCTTGAGTGTTGTTGAAAATCCAACGCAACGAGAAGCTTTATATAATCTAGAAACCGATTTGATTGATCAAGGCAAAATGCAGGAAGATGAACGTCATCTTTGGAAAAACAATAAACTTATAGCTCTTTCTTCTGCAAGTTATAAATTTGAGTATATGTACAAAGCATATGAACAATTTGAAAGCTTGATACGTAGTGGTAGCACCAAGCAAACTGAAGCTCATCGAGTGATCATGCAATTTAGTTATGATTGCGCACCCAAGCAATTGTACGATCAAAATCTTTT